ATGGTCGCGAGTTCACGCGCCATGCGCTTGTTCTCGCGACGAATCGCGAACATGTCGCGACGCGACGAGAAGCGACGGGACGCCGGGAAGGCCGCGGCCTCGTCCTCGTCCTCGTCCTCTTCGTCCTCGTCGCCGTGCGAATCAATGTCGATGTGGATGCCGTCGCCGTCGCCCTCTTCCTCAGCGAACTGCTGGACGAGCATGTCGTCGGCTTCCATCGTCTCGGCCTCGCCCTCGCGCATGGACATCTCGTCCGCGTCCGGCTCGGCCATCTCGTCCTTGTCCGCATCGTCACCGAAGCGCTTCTTGTAGGAGGTCTGCATCTCCTCCATAGCGGCCTTCAGCGCGTTGATTTCCTCGCGCAGGTCTTCGTGCATGTTGATGTCCTTCGTACCGGGAACATAGGTGCTCATTCCGCCGCCGACAGTTCCCATGTCGAACTCGACGGGCCGCAGCGGACGCGAGAAGCAAACGCGCTGTCCACGACGACCGAAGTGCGTATCGGGAAGCGGACGCCTCGGGGTCTCGCGACCGAGCAGCGCGACCTCGGAGAGATGGTTCTGCTCCTGCCAGATTTCGGCGCTGCGTCGCGGGAACGCGTTGGTCGCGAGCAACTTGTCGAACACGCTGCGCTCGACCTCGCAGTCGCCCACGATGTATCCGACGCCGTCGCGCTCCTGATACTGGATCTTGGTGAAGCGCCCGACGCTCGACTTCGGTTCCTTGCCGTCGCGCTCATGCATCACGACGAGCCGCGGAAACGAGCCTCGGTTCATGTACTGCTGCGTGCTGTCCACGATGTCCGCGACGCGCTCGTTGTCGAACTTCGCGAGTTCGGGGTCGTGATCTCCGTCGATCTCCCGGTCGTAGGCGCAGAACACCTCAAGGTCGTGGATCACGACCTTGTCGCCCAGATCCGAGACGCGGTGAGATGGAGTGTTCACGACAGGGACTCTACGGTTTCTCAAGATTTTTGCGTCGGAATCTCTTGCTTTGTCAAGAGATCATGCCGAGGCGAGCAGCACGCCGAGGATCGCGTTCGACAGCATCGTGTAGCCGTCGCTCGGCCCGAAGGTCGTTCCGCTGTAGTACCCGCCGGACAGGTGCGCCACGATGTTCGCGCCTGCGGCGGGGATGTTGTTGTACCGCTGGTAGTAGGTCGTGCCGTTGCCGCCAGCCCAAAGCAACTGCTCGTAGGACGCCAGCGCCTTGACATTGACAACGCACATGTCCGGGTTGTCGAGCGCCATCTGCTGCGATGCGACGCGGCACGCCTGCAGGTTTCCGATAGATGCGCCCGTGCTGCTGCTGTCGTTGGCGTCAAGCGGATGAGAAACCCACGACACGATGGCGAGGTCGTTGGGCGGATACCCGAGGGTCGCCCACGCCGTCCGGTACGACGCCCAGATCGTCTTGTGAGCGGCGACCCATGTCGCCGCGGTATCCGTTCCGTTCGTGCCGCTCTGCACCATGACGAGCACGCGGCCTGTGCCTCCGGCTGCGATCTGCCGTGCGCGAAGTTCCGTGAGGTGCTCCCGAAGTGGTGCGCCCTTGACGGTGTCTAGTCTGGTCGCGATCTGCGTCGAGGTTTCGCCGCCTTGATAGCCGTGCGATGTGACCGCCCAGCCCTTTGTGGCGCGGTACATGCTGTGAGAGTGGACGGCAACTGGGCCTTTGGTGACGATTCCACTTCCATCAGGCCCGGTGTACCCCCATCCGCCTCGGTATGCGTTCGTGCCGTTCGCGGTCCACGAAACCTCCGCTGCGATGGGATCGACCCCGCCAGAGACACTCAGCGCACTAAACGCGGCTTTGGAGGTAGCAATTGTGGGGGAAGGTGAAACGATATTCAGCACGATTGGGCAGATGTATCCACCTGAGCCGACGAATCGCCCGTAGCGCACCCGATATCGCAGCACATTTCCATTCGTGTTCAGCGGATGGCCGATGTCGAGGCCAACCCCGTTCGTGGAAAAGTACTGGGTGCTGTTCGCGAGGTATGCCCAACTCTCCATGTAGGGCGGAACCGATGTGCTGCTGCCGTAGCGCGTCCAAGTCGTTCCGGGATTCCAGACCGCATACGGCGTGGAACCTCCGCTTGTGTTTCCGTCGAGCAACGGAGCATTCCCGGCATTCCCGCCGGACTCCATGTTGACGGCCCCGCGCCAGATGTTCGGTGATGCTACCGCTGGGTTCGCCGTGAATCCCGTGACGACCGGACAGACGGGAGTCGCGTAGCAGGTGTAGCCGCGGTTGAACAGCGCCTGCTGCAGCCCGTGGTGATACCCCCACATGTCTGCAAGCGCCGAGCCTGTGTTGCTGTCACCTACAACGACGATGTCGAGGCTGTCGCGACCAGCCGCAAGATCCGAGATGAACTGCGACGGGCGCAGCGAGCCGAACGCGATGCTGGCAGGCTGCACCAGCGTGTCGCTCTCGTTGAACATCTGTCGGCTGCGGATCGCTCGCATCGGTGTGCCTCAGAGGGTGGTGTACAGGACGCCCATCGTCGCAGAGGGCGATGCGGTGATCGCGAACTGCACGGTCACGACCTGTGCGCCCTTGCAGTCGAGCAAGATCTCGCACGGCTCGGACGCAGCGGTGTTCGTGCTGCCCGGGCTGTAGAGGTACGCTGCAGGAGCGTTCGCCGCCTGCGAGACGAGTTGATAGGGCCGCACGGTGTTCGTGTCGAGCGTCCACGACGGGATGTTCCCGAGCGTCGTGCTGAAGGTGAGCGTGAACTCACCGAGGATCGACGGGAGCCAGCGGTCGCCTTCGCTTGCGGAGATGCGCGACCAGCCGACGACGCGCATCGAACCGCTTGCGCCAGCCGCTGCGGTTCCGCACCACGGCATGAGACGGATCAGCGACGGCGATGCGTTCGCGCCCGTGGTCTGGTAGTCCCACACGACGCCCGTGCTCGGGCGCGAGGTGATCGACAGCGCCGCGAACGAGGTCGGCGTGCTGGCGGATGCGAGCAGGCTGTAGTTGCGCTGCGGAGTGGTGATCGTTGCGTCGGCCATGCGTTGATCCTATCAGCCGCTGATGAAACCCGGATCTGGAATCTGCCCTGTGTCAATCAGGCGCTGGCGCGATCCGTTGCGGCGCTTGATCTCCTCGTAGTCGGGATTGCCGTCCTCGTCGCACAGGCCCTCGTTGACCGCCTTGTTCACGGAGATCGGGATCCACGCGCAGCGGCAATTGAACCCCAGCGGAGCCGGGATCCCCATCGCGTCGATCTGATCGACGGTCGCGATGTACCCGTCCATCGCCTTGTGCGTGTCGCGGGTGCGCCTGTCCTTCGTGGCGCTGAACCGCATGAGAGGGACAAACGCCTTGACAGTCTCGTCCCGGCAGATGTCGAGTTGCCCCTGCGTCTGCGCCCGGTTCAGGTTCGTGCGGTAGATGGTCTCCAGCCGCGCCGAGGTCAGGTCGGTCCCCGTCTCAAGCGTCGCCTGCTGCACGAAGTCCCCAAGACCGAGGGTCAGGAGTTGCTTCCCGGCGACGCTGGTCGTGACCTCCTGCCGTATGACCTTGGCGAGGAGTTGCTGGGTCTGCTCCACCTGCTTCTGCGTCATGCCTGTCGCGAAGAATGACCCCTGCACAGCGGCCTGCACCTCGGGCGTCCGAGCACGCTTGACGGCCTCGGGCGCTCGCCGCGGGGTCTTGACATTCGGCACAGGCGGACGACCCGCAGCACCCTGAACGAGATCACGGAGCCTCGGGGAACGGTCGAGGATCTTCGCAAGGGCGTTCGCGGCCTCGTCGCCTTGCATCTCCCCCGCCGCTTGGTACGCGTAGTCAATGAGGGCCTCCCATCGCTGGCGGGTCATCGGAAGCAGATTGATGAACCGGGACACGACCGATGCCGCTGGCCCGGATTCGAACCTGTAGACGGTCTCGGGAATGCCCCGGGCGAACGCCGTGGGCTGCGCTGCGGCGGATGTCAGCGCGGGATTGACTCCGGCCTGCCGGACGGTCGTGAGCGCCCCAGCCGCCCACGACGCAAGCAGCAGAGCCGCCGTGTCGGCCTTCCAACGCTCCCAATGCTCGGACGGGTCCACGCCCTCGACCTGTGCGGCGATGGCCTCGCGGTACGCCTGCGCGGCGTCCTTGAGGAGCGCGGCGAGCGAAGGGTCCTGCTGCATGGGTCAGCCCCACCAAGTGCGGCGCGAGAACTGGCGCGGAGCGTCGGGCGACGGGGGAACGCCCTCGGTGGGTTCGGACCCGCCCGACAGGAGCGCGGCAACCGCGTCGCCGGATCCCGGGGCCGTGGCGCTCGCACCCCGGAGGACGGGTTCGTCCTGCGACGGCTGCGCGAGGCCGAGGAGGTCGCGGACCTCGCGCTCGGAGACGGTGCCTCCGAGTTCGATGAAGGTCTTGATGGCCTCCAGCCGCTCCTTGGGATCGGGGCGCTCGGGCGCGAACTCAAACCGCAGGCAGGACGCTTCGTCCTCCGACGCGCCGAGCATCCGTGCGACGACGCGAACGAAGTCGCAGGTCAGCGAGTCCGCGAGCGCGTCCGCGTGGTAGCGGATGATGCGCGAGAGCGTGTCGGCGTGCAGCGACGCGACGCCCGAGCCGAGGCCCGTGGATCCGGTTTCGCTACTCAGCGACTGACCGAGAATGGCTTCCTTGATCTTGCCGCTGAACCAGTTGACCAGTTCCATGAACACCTGAGCGCGACCCGCGTTCGGCTCCTTGATGTCGATGTCGTAGATCTTCTCCGTGCCGCTCTGCGGGAGCAGCACCGAGTTGTCGTTCGTCAGGTTCGCGAGCACGGTCTCCATCATGGAGCGGCCTGCGTCCTGCCCGAGCGGGTAGTAGCCGACGCGGATTCCCATCGCGTACCGCTCCGCGTAGGTGATCGCGTCCTGCAGGATCTCCTGCTTCGCAAGCCACATGAACCAGCAGATGTCGCGTGCGCCGATGCCTCGGTAGATCGACTCCGTGCCGTTCGGGTCGTTGAAGTCGGGCGCACTCACGAACACGCGGTGGTGGACGATTGCCTTGCGCTCCTCGTCCGTGAAGATGTGAACGCGGGAGTCGAACCCGATGTTCTGCTCGGACGGCCCGTGCATCGAATACTCGGCTCCGACGCGCATCGCGAGGTTGCCCCGCTGGTCGAACGCGAGCGTGTCCGCGTGGAACGGATACCACTCCTTGATCGCGATGCCGAGGCGGGGGTCTCGTCGGTAGACGATGTTGGTCGCCGCGCTTCCGTACCAGACGGCCTCATGCATCGCACGCACGAAGTCCGAGCGCCTTGGCATCGCCTCAAAGATGTCGCTGATGCGCTGCGCGAGTTCGACCGCCTTCTCGTTCGTGTCGTCGGTGGACGAGATCGCCCATTCCAGCGACGCGAGCGTGACCTGAAGCGAGCGAAGGACGCCTTCGATGTCGGCGTCCGCACGCATCATCTGCTGGTACTGCGGATTGAGTCGGTACGCGATGCTCGCGTTCCGCAGCAGTTTGTCGGCGGTGGTGAAGAACGACCGCTGTACCTCGACAGCGGTCGCGAGAGGCTGCGTCAAGCCGCGCTCGACCGGAGCCTTGAGCGGCTTGCGAGGACGCTGCGCCGGAGTCAGCCCGTTCGCGAGCGGATTAGGGTCGTTCGGCGTGTCAGGCATGGTTTACACGGTAGCAGATGTCGTATTTCACGCCTTCAAGGTCATAACCGCAGCCTGCGGAGAATAGTTCACCACGGGGTAGACATCGACAACCACGGGCTTGCCCTTTGCCCGAGACTTTGCCGCGTCCAGCATGACCTTTGCGTAGGCCTTTGCCTCCGCAAGATCCTGAAAGTTTCGCTCCCCTGCAGGGTCGCTTGCGATGTGTGCGGCGACGGTGTAGTAGTTGCCGCCGCTAAAACTTGCCTTCCCGTCACCTCGCGACATCGCGGCCTTGCCCTCGGCCCATCGCTTGAACAGGCTCACGGTGTGCTCGCGGCCCACCTTTGCGGCGAGAGCGGTCAGAGCCTCGTCGGCCTGCGGCGTGGCGGCGGTTGACACGCGACCGAGCGCGAAAGCCTCGGACGCGCCGGGGCGACCGTAGGTGTCCCACGGGGCGCGGTTCTTGTGGCGGTAGACGGTTTCCTTGTACTTCGCGATGTCCGCCAGCGCCTCCTTCGCCATCTGATGCAGGCTCGGGCCATCACCCTGCCGCGCCGGAGGCGTGAAATCGGCCATGCTCAACGCCTTCTTGGCAAACCGCTCGTAGTTGGCAAGTTCGGTCGGATTCTGCTTGACCATGATGAAGTCACTCCGAGCGAAGTAATTCCAGAGATCAACATTGTTGGCGGCGAACGCCGACTTCGCGCCGGGGCGGGAGAAGTTCATGCCGTGGTACTTGCGAAGCCGCGATTCGACATTGTCCATGCCCGTGTCGG